CACAAGATGCAAATTGACGAATGGGTGATCTGACCCCTGCCATGACTGGTGTTGGGATGTTGATTTTGTGCTTGCTGATTGCGTCATAATACTTTTTAATGTAATCTAATCTATAAAACTTATCGTCATCTTGAAAGAGAGTAGCAGCAATCATGATGTACATGAACTGTGGAGTCTCAAAGATTTCTCCATTGCTTCTGTCTTGTACCAGATACTTATCACAAACCTGACGCATACCTGCATAGGTAAAGAGGTAGTCACGATCATGATCAATGTAACTATTTAATACATCCCATTCTTCATCAGTATACTTAGTTAATATCTCACTATCATAAACCTTAAGGTCTATACATTTCTTGACATGCTTTTTAAGGGTGGGATGATTATCAGGATGCCCTTTATATACTGACTTCCTTAATGCAAATAGAAGGAGTCTAGCAGCAACGAATTGATAGTTAGGATTATCTAACGTAATCAAATCATTAGCAGAACGAATAAGAATCTCTTGAATATCTTTGGTCTCAATTCCATCAAAGAACTGAAGACCTGAATTCATTTCAACTGCTGATTCAGACACACCTGCTAATCCATTGCAAGCATGCTCAACAATATGATGAACTCTTTCTAGATCTAAAGAAGCGGTGTCACCGTTTCTTTTCTTAACGCTAATCGTCATACCTTTTTCCATTCGGTTAATTTAACTTGTGCTTCTAATCCTTGGTACGTGTTTAATTCTACCAGAGATTGAACATCGTGTCCAGCTATTACCATGTCATTTATGTCCTTTTCCTTTATATCATTTGGCCATATCACTACCTTTTCACCTCTGTCAATTGACTTGGAGATTCGTTTGACGATTTCTCTGTTGCGAGGTTCGTTATCATAAACCCAAATACAATTGCTCCAACCAAACGTCCGATTACTAACATCGGACCCAGCCATCGCAATCGAATTATCCAAGAGGGTTGAGTCGAACGGTCCTTCGACGATGTAGATTTTTTTATTGGGATTGATCCTGTTGAGTCCATAGATTTTAGGTTTGTTTTCATCCAACATGACAGTTATATAACGTAACTTATCTTTTGGATTTAATGCACGACCTTGGAATCCGAACCACTCACTATCCTTATCAATAAAGGGAATAATGATCCTTGGATGATCCTTGGTTATGTGTGTGAAGGTAGGTTTCTGAGTGTTAACCCATGTACAAAACTCCTCAGCATAATAAAACAACGAGGGATCTAGCCCTCGTTTTATGATGTACTTATAAGCAGTGTGTTCTGTATTTAGACTAGAAATCTTTTCCAGATTTCCATGCTTCTTAAACACTGGTTTCTCAAATTTTGGTTTCGGAACATAAGATCCTTTACCACTAGTACCCTTCTTATATCTCTCCATGATGTACTCATCATAGAGATCTGGTGCCTGGTCTTTCAAGAAGTTTGGTAAGGTTCTGCCCACTCCACAGTTATGGCATTTGAATACCATGTCTGCTTTTACACGAAAAAAATAACCCCTTGCCTTATTCCTATGTTTCTGTGAATCACCACAGTAGGGGCAACGGAAGTTATATAAATCTGTCTTCTTCCTAACAAACTTATCAAGTCTGCCAGATAAAAGCATTACATATTGAGCATCAACAAACTCAGACAACTTGAGAGACTTTAGGAATCTCTATCATACTAGTTGCTGGAGAATCTGTCAAGTTCTTGATGAATCTTTGGCCTGGTATACTAACAAGGAAAGATATAACAGCAAGACCACCAAAAATAGACCACATTTTCTTTTCCATGACTCTGAGGCGGTCATCAACCTTTCGTATATCTCTTTCACATCCTTTCTTTATTAATTCGGTTTCTCTTTCTACTAATCTACGATTACTATCTAACTTCTCAAACAATACATTATCAATTTGATCTTGCTTATCCAATTTTTCATTATGAACAGCAAGAAGTTGCCCCATCTTTACAGAATTTTCCTGCAGAGATTGGACAACTTTTTCCAGTCGCTCTATGATAGCTGTATTAACACCTTCGGCCATGACTATGTATCTGCTTCTCCCTTCACACCACCAACTCTAGCTTTCTTTTTCATGTCTTGGACTTTAGATTGAAGTTGCTTTTGTAAAGCCATCTTCTTAATCATTACCTTTTTCTTTTCAAGAGCAGTCTTCTGTTGTACTATTGCTTGCTGTTGCTTCTTATCATCAGACTCGTTAACATTTTTCATGTGCTTACTCCTTTTATTCATAAAGAACTTACCAGCTTCTCCAGGCATAATTCTTTCGATAGAAATATCCCCACGATATCTATAATTAACAAGCAAACGTAATTTCTGTCTGAGTTCAGCAGGATTGTTTGCATATATGATAGTATCTATATCACCTTTAGGTATCTTAACTCTATACTGAAACAGTCTAGATCTACCACAAGGAACTTGTCGATCAATAGTAATAGGTCTATCAATCTCGTTATCTTCCTTCATCTTCTTACGCTTCTGCACCTTCTTCTTGAAGTTCATGATAGGATCAATACCAGCATTAGGACCAGTAGCTGCAGCCTTGTGACTGAAACCTGCTCCACCTGCAGTGGCAGTACTCATTGTTGGTGCGTCTTCATTCATATCTGATTTAACTCTTCTTGAATATCAGGATCAAGTTCTAACTCAGGAAGCATCCCTATAGGATATTTATTAAGATAAGAAAGTATAGTTTTTAAAATACACCAGTACTCTCTTTCTAATTTGTAAAAGAGTAATGGTGTTGCTGCTTCACCAAAAACATTATAAAGAATAATTAGATGATTTATAATCAAATGTATCCTTAATTGACCACCTCTAACGTAACGTTTAAGTAAACGTTTGAGGTACTTAAATCTTTTAAGGTCTTCATCAAAATCCTCACGTGTAACACAATGAGGATTTTCATAATGCTTAATGGCGAACAGAATGTAAGTGTCTTCATTCAGTTCGTCAAATTTCATATACTATTATGTTGTAGTAATTGTTTTAGTAGAACCAGATCCACCAGCACCAATGGTATCACCTAGAACGAATACCTTGTCAGATGCTGTGTTTGTACCAGCGTCTTTGATTGTTCCAGAGATTGTTTGAGCACCGATTGTATGTACCTTATCTGCTGCTGCAGCAGTAAAGTCAAACTCAATACGGTTTGAGCCTGTTCCCCTAGCATATGTAGCAGTAATAGAAGCACTATCTGTTGTGTTAGTAACAACTAGTGTTGCACCAGCAGTAACATCTACCTTCTCATTGTAGATAACAACAACGGTTCCTGTAGCTGCAGCAGCATATGTTGTACCCTCAAAGAATACAGCAGAGATATCTGCTTCACCTAGAGTATCAGTACCACGACCACCAGCTCCTACTAGACCATCAACTGCAACTAGAACTTCATCCCAGTACTCAGTCTGATCACTTTTCTTGTAGTGACGTAGAACCCAACCTTCTGCTGTAGCAAAGATATTTGAGGGGTCTACAGCACCACCCTGTACAGCCCACTTAGGCTTTGCTTCATTAGCATCTGTGACTCCCCAAAGTGCCATGTTCCTCTACTCCAGAATTATTTTAACTAAGACTATTTATAAAAAAATGGGGTTTAAGACCCCATAAATTTATCCTTCTAGTAGTGCTTTCTGAAGTGCTTCTACTAACTGATCATCGACTTTGTTTCCAGTCTTTGCTGCTGCTTTTTTAAGCAGTTTAATTAAAAAATCTTTAATTACAGAGTCAAGATCATCAGGAATTCTATCAACTGCCTTATTGATTATGCTGATAGCGATTGGCATTAAAAAGTTAACCATAATTATATACCTATAGGTACTCTATATAGGCTTCACTCGTATCTTTTTTTACCACCTTTAATATATCCTGACCCTTTCTTGTCGTAAAATTTCACACCTCTTTTTTTAACCTCACCTGCATGCTTTTGGAAATCAGAAAACTTCTTTGCCTTATGATCAGCATGTCTCTTCTGTGCAGCCTTTATAATTTCTCTTCCGAGATCAGTTGTCTCTTCAACGTTTGTCATTTATACTTTCTGATCCTCCGACTGAGAATGGATTGTACTTATCCGTTGCAATTCTATACATCTTTTCATGTATAGGTTCCTCATCTACACCAGGAGGTTGAATCTCTGATGGAGATGTATCTAATGGTTCGTCTGTTGCTATTGGCATTGAATCATGTGGGTGGGGTTTATGGAACCAAGGATCATAGGTAATTTCTGGGAGACTCATGTTCCCAGACCCTTACCTTTCTTATAATTATCTTCACTACCATACCTCGCCACTGTATTGGTATAGTCTTTAGTAGATTTGAATCCTGCCTTCTTTGCCTTAGCAACATAGGCTTTCTTATCTTGTGCTCTCTTCAGATACTTACCAGTACCAGATGATGACTTAGCACCTTTCTCTTTCTTCTTTTGTCTGCTACCACCTTGTCCCATAACAGCACCAGCACCATGCTCCTTCTTAATTTTATCAAGAACTACTGACAATGCTGTTGGTTTACCAGATGGTTTCTTAGTACCACCCTTATCATAACCCTTCTCCTTCTTAAGACGAGTTGCTTCATCAACTTGAGTTTCTTCTACCTTATATGCAGGTACCTTTGCACCTTTCTTACCTCTTCTTTCCTTGTGCTCTTCTCTACGTTTGTCAATAGTTTTACCCCTCTTATTCTCAGGGTCAAACATTGCTGGTTCACCATGACCAGGTCCAGACCTTCTGTAGTTTCTGATAGATGCTTTACCGTAATCACTACGACCTTTATCTACCTTTGCTTCAACCATCTCACCTTCTGGTTGATGCTCTGCTGCTAATGCTGCATAAGGAACTGCTTTTCTATTCTTAATCTTCTTCTTCTCTACTGCATCCTTATGACGCTTAACACCTTTCTTAACAGCATCACCTACACCTTCAACCATCTCACCTTCAGGTTCAACTGATTCTTTCTTCGACTTTGCTTTAATCTTAGAATTCATCTTCATAATATCTTTGATACTCATGTTACCAATACCAGTAAATCCATCCTTAGAAGGATCTGGTTGCTTAGAATGAGTTCTATCTTTTTTACTTCCTTCAGGATCTCTTTGATTTCCTTCACTAACTGCCTTCTTAAGCTTCTTAGCAAACTTAACAGTTCCAGTAACACCTTTCTTAAATCCTTTTGCAAATTCCTTTACTCTCTTCTCTGGTTCTCTACCTGCTGCCCTTGCTTTGTTGTGTCTCTCAACACCTTTCTTAACAGCATCACCCACCTTACCTAACAATCCTTTCTTGGAAGTTGGTTTCTTAGGTTGAGTTTTCTTAGCAGTCTTAACTGCCTTCTCTACCTTCTTAACTGTCGCTGCTTTCTTCTTAGGTGCTGCTTTAGGTTTCCTTACAGTAGCCTTAGCAACTGGTTTTGCTTTCTTCTTAGCAGGTGCTTTCTCTTTATAATCGGTACTATCTTCAGTCTCACCAGACCTCTTGGCATATGACTTAGAGTACTCACCCTTACCTGCTTTCTTCTTAGCAGCATCAGTCTTATCAACAGCAGCCTTCACCTTCTCATATGAAGGTGCTTTAACAGATGCTTTTCTTGCTGACCTCTCCTCATTCAATTCCTCAATAGGATCAATAACAAAATCTACAAAATCTTCTAGTCCAACTTCATCAATGATCTGATCTAAACCATCCTCATTGATACCCTCCGCAAAGAAGTAATCCGCAGACACTTCTATACTAGCATTGATCCACTCTTCAGTTAGATCAACAGACTCACAAGATACTTCTTTATTTTTTTTATCTTTCTCTGTAAGATCTGCTTGCTTTGGATTGATTTTAACTTTAGATTTCTTTTCCGAAAGTTCTCTAAAAGTAAGCATCACTCCTCCTCTAAATTTAAAATAGATTTAATTTCTTCGTCACTGAACAGACCAGACTCTACTAGATCATCAATGATCTCAGTCTCTTCTCTGTTAAGTCTCTTCTTAGCTTGTGCTTTGTATAGTCTTGATGCTTGAGCAGATTTCTTAGCAGCACCTTCTTTGTCACCAGCAGCAGCCTTCTTACCACGCTCAACATCTGCTTTCTTAGATGCCTTAAGTGCTAGGTCAGGAGAGATTTCGTTAACAATCTCCACTTCTTCCTTTTGATTTTTCTTCTTCTCTTCCTTCTCCCTCTTAGATGTCTTACCATCTACATCACTTTTTTCATACCACTTACCATCACCATCGTCATCTTGCCAACGCTCTTTTTTATCATCATCTTTTTTCTTTTTCTCTTGCACTTGTTGATATGCAGCAGTCATATCAGGCAATTCGTTTTTGGTATCTAACATGTTATTGAGAGGTCTTGTCCTTTTTATTTATCTTCTTTACAAACTCTCCAGGAGTGAGTTTCTTAACGTAATTAGTGAGACTATCAGTACCCCACTCACGACTAGATGGGTCAGTATAATCATTAACTTCTACAATATCTTTCAACCAACCCCTAAAAATATTATCATGCTCATCAATAGAGATGACGTAATTGCTACCACGACTAACAATCTTAGAAAGGATCCCTGTGTTGATGTTTTCAACAATGGATCCTTCTTTAAATATTTCGCCATTAAAGTATGCCTCTCTCAAACCCTTCTCATCTAATTTAGGTGCAATCTCATATAATTGATAAGAAAGTTCACTAAAATCTTCTTGAACTTGTACTTGCATACCCTTCTGTACTGCCTTAAATAACTTCTCCTGATTCTCAGGACTCATTGCTTTGGTAAGTCCTTTAACAAATGTTGCACCATCATTATCAGCAGCTGCCTTACGCAACTTAGATGCAGACATACCTTCTACACCATCCGCATCTGGATCACGATCACCAGCAGATACTACATTGATCTGATCAAAATTATAAAGGTTACCATTATACTTTGTTGCCAGTGAAGTAAACTCACTAACCCTATCACCACCAACTACTATATTAACCTCACTATACCCCTCTTCACCAACAGTCTTAAGCACATCAAATATAGTTTTCATCTCCTCATTATTCTGTATAGCATCAGCATGATCTGGGTATGCTTGCTTCATAAAACCTATCTTACTACCAACATCCAATGGGTTCTTCTTAGGATCTTCTGTTCTACTAGGATATATTCTATACTCTCCGTTCTTAGCAGAACTTGCTACCTTTTTAATTAAAGCTTCATGTCCAAGAGTAGGTGGATTAAATCTTCCGAAAGTAATAGATATTGGACCTTGATCGCTCTGACCTTCGCCACCTTCTTCTTCTGGGGGTGCAGTTCCATTTTGATTCGCTACCTCTTGAGGACTAAGTTTTACAAGTTTACCTGCCTTACTCATATGAGTTACGTTGCCTCTCACATCAGCAAATTTACCGTAACCAACATGGGTAAGTTGTAATTTCTCAGCTTCCTGTGCAGCAAGAGACTTTTTAGCCTCCTTCAAGAATGCACTAAACTTCTTCATAGGACCAATTTCTATCTAGATTAAAGTTTGCTTTACTAAATTCCCAACGATCTACAATCTTGTATGGATTTTCAGAAACAATCACGAACCCTTCATGCTTGGAGGGATCTCCATTGATAAAACATTCAACATTTCCATGTACCACAATTGCATCTAGTAGACGCTGCTTCAAATTGAGGATCATAAACCACACCTTAAAGGTATAGACATTAACCTCACTCTTATATTTATCATCTAACTCAGAGTACATCTGTTCAGGCGACATGTCTTGCCACCAACCCACAGAAACATAACTGTTTATATGCTTAGAAATCTCCATCAAATAATAATTATATCCCTTCTTCTGAATAGGTGCTTTCATCTTCCAGACAGGAATGATGAATGGTATCAAGTGTCTCCATCCTAGTGGTGGCTTGATGGTTGCATTATTAGTATCAACAAAGAAACAATCCTCAGTTGATTCTAAGGTGACACCAATCTTTGCCTCCGCTTGAGGACTGACCTCAGTATACTCTGTATGAGGTGCAACAACTATCTTCTGCGGAATCTCCTCTGGGAAGAGATACTCAACAGTATTAGGTTGGTACAATCTACCTTTCATACCAACACCTATCCAGTCTCCCTGATAGATCTTATCAGTTCTAGGAAGATACTCCAAGCATAACTTAAGAATATCTGCCACTGGTCCTTTATGATTACATACTATATCATCAACAGTATAATTTATTTTAACCTGTCTCTTATTGAAGACTGACTTAGTGCCAACAAAGAACTGTCCATTGGAAGGATTAGTACCCCATACTATAGCAGGTGCTCCATCCCATTTAACAGACAACTTCGTTGCCTTAACCAATTCTTTTAGTGTCTCCCAAACTACCTTCCTTCCGTGCAAAACTGAATCTTCTGGATGACGAAGGTGCTTGTTTGGCATAGGTGTCTCTCGATTACCCCTGTATTATAATCCATCTCAGAGGGTCGTGGGACAGTAGTGTGCCAGTTTCTATACTGTCCTAATAAATCTTGCCAAATGGACCGTAGCCTGTTCCATAAGGACCAGCAGTTCTGCCTTGCTTTGCAGCAATATAAATCAAATCAGTACAAAATTTATTTGTATTTTCCTTAGTCTTACACCCAACAACAATAGCATGTATGAAACTAATTTCTTGAAGTTTCATATTAGCAATCCAAGGTTGTGCATCTTCATGAAATACTAATCCTAAATTATCTATCCCTTCCTGTTCAGTTACTTTACCATAATCAACTTTACTTGGACCTAATGCTTTCTTAATATCATTAAGTTTATCTAGATATTCTTTCTTCTTTTTCTCATCAAACTTCTCTTGAGTTAAAGGATAATCATCTGCTCTCTCAGGGAACATAGTTTTAATCTCATATGATTTCATAAGATCAAAGATATATTCTCTTGTTGCCTTACCCATACGAGCACTACCTTTACCTATTTCAGTTGGTTCAAATTTTAAATTAGATTTTCTAGACGTAGTGTTACCTTTAATTTGTACTTTGTATTTTACATTCTCATTATTATCCTTTATAAACATCCATGCATCTTGTGTTTCACTAGTATCAAAACCCATTTTACCTCTTCCTTTTTCTACCATCTTATCATCAATAGGTTTCGTTCCCAATAAACATTTAATTCCTGTTAGTTCCATTGTAGTAGATTCTAACTTCTTAAAGTATGCAGTACTTACGTTAACTTCTTTCCAAGTAGCCTTATAGTTTCCAATCTTCTTCAAAGATATTCCTATGATCTGCTTAGTTGAAAACAACTGTCTGAAAATAGTATTAAACTCATTTAAATTTGCTATGATCGTAGCCGTATTTTTCTTCTTACTCTTAGTAGCATCTATTATTTTCCTCTTCCATTTATCCTCATCCCTTATCAACCATATATCTGCAGGGTTCCAGTTATCCTTTGTTCCTATTTTAAACTCGTCTTTAATATACTCTTCTACCCACTCCATGAAAGTTTTACCACTGTTACTACCAGGTAAAATATATTTTGAACCATCCTTTATATTACCATCACGTGTAAACTCTGTGATGTTTGGTCTTCCTATATTTCTTAGAAGAACTTTCTGCTGCTTATGAAAACTTTCTAACCAAGGATCATCTGCCTTATCATTCCATTCAACTTTACCAACAGTGTTCCATACCTTCACTATCTCATCAAAAGTTTTTTTATCTTTTTTAATATGATCCCACTTCTGCCAACCTTTGTTATCCTGAATAGCTCTCTTAAATACCCATGCAGATCCCAACTCTTGCATTCTAGTTAGAGTAGATTCTGGAATATCTTTACTAGTTTTTGTTTTTGGCATTGTTAGCTACATCCTGTATCTGTTTAAACCTTTTGTACAATTCAGCACATCTAGATTCACCATCATTCTTACGGCATTTCCAAAGTGCTAATACAATATAATCAAAGTCTTCATCAGTTAACCAAATAGGCATGTTGTACTTCTTTGGTTTATCAATTCTTGACTCAGACCAAGCATCAGAAATAGAATCTTCTCTCATAATTTATTCACCTGTTAGTATTATTTATTTTAAAAGCTAGAGTAACTCTTAAAGGACATGTCTGATATGCAAAAGAGTATGCTTTATGAGAATTCATACCAGGAAATATTAATAGTCTGTTAGGTATAGGATGTATTAAAATTGGATTTGGTTTAGTTATAATCTCAGTAAATCCACCCCATCCATACTCGTATCTGTTGTGCATATAAAGGAGTGCTGTTATATCACAACCATCTTGATGTAAATCAGATTCTCTTCCACTCCACTGCCCATTAAAATATACTCTTTCTAATTCATATGAACTCTCATCCAATTGATCTACAACTTTAGAGAACAAGTAATCAGTAAAAAAATTATCATCCTTTATATGAGAAAATAAAAACTCTGATCCTCTATGATCATTACCACCTTTCTGTATTCCCCATACAGTTTCATCACCACTACCAGAATATTTCATAAAGACTTTCTCAAAGTCTTTATGTGTTAAAAAATTATCAACTATCTTTATAATCTACTACCCCCTATTCTATATCCAGACTCTAATTCATGTGTTGTTGATGTTCCAGTTAACCATTCAGTATGAATAGAAGAATCTGATGTACCATAAGATCCTGTAGGAACAATATTAAATGCTAAAGAATATCTTGGGTCAGTTCCCATATGTTTTCCTACCTGATGCTTTAAGTAACTTGGAAATAGTACAAGCATATTTTTCTTAGGATATATTTTCCAAGAAGTTGAAGTAGCTAAATCATATTCTCTTGGTTCCATATAAAAATCAGAATGAAACTCCAAAGGAGTCATGAATTCTATAGGAGCACTATCTTCTTTATACTCATCGTAATATAATACACCACTATAAAAACTATTCTTATGAAAATGATATTGTGAATCACCTCCATCACCTTCTTCAGTAATAGTAAACCAAGATGTAGTTATAATAAAATCAGACTCTAACTTTAAAAAATTATGAGCAAGTTCTTTGAATCTGTCTATAAGATTATCTCTAATATTTGGAAACTGTTCCAATGCTCTATAATTTTCAGTTTCATACTTCTTATTCTGATTAGCTGCATAGATAAAACTCTTATTAGTTTTCAATACATCTAGATCATAATCTATATGAAGTTGGAATACATTAGATGCGAATAATGGTAGGTATCTATCTGCGTTATTCATTAATGAGGATCGTATTTATTAATAATTGAATAGACTATAATCAAACAGATAAGTCCAATACAAATGATGGGTAAAATTAAATGCATTATCTATCTCCCACTGCACGGTTTTCGGATTGTCCTATATTAAAACTACCACCAGGATATCTCTTCTCCAACTTCTTAATGTTACCTTTGATAACATCATCAAAGTCAATCTCTAATGCCATACATGCCTGTGCAACATACCACATTACATCACCAAGTTCAATGATAAGATGCTCTCTGTTATCTTCATTCCAAGGTTTGCCTT